CCTGATAATACTTCAGGAAAAATACTAGTTGGAGATGGCACAAGTTATCAAGAAGTGGCTGTATCAGGGGATGCAACATTAGCTAGTAATGGAGCATTAACAGTAACAGGAGGAGTATCTGCAGGATTCGTGGTTGCAATGTCAATCGCCTTGTAGTAAATAAACATTATGGCACAAGATTTTGAAAGATATGGTCTAAACTCAGTAGGAACATCAGCAACAGTAGTACACACAAGTAATTCTGATGATGCAATCATTTCTATTCGTTTAGCCAACACAACAACATCAACAATAAATGCAGATGTATTTATTACATCTTCAGTAACTGGTGGTTCACAAGATCACTAC